ATTTTTATTGTCTGCATTACCATTTTTAACGTCGGTTATATGCCATTTATGATTTAAATTGATGCCGTTAAAATTTGTTTTATTTAATGAAAAAAATCTAGTATAAATTGGTAAATAGTTTTGTGTATTTGAAAAGTCGTAAGCTTCTAAAGCAAGAAAAAGTTCTGCATTTTTCCTTTTTTGATAAGTCACGTTTATCATTAGCTACTTAATATATAAATTCTATGAAGTTTTAACTTATTAAAAGCCTATAAATTGCGTTAAACAAAATTATATATTTTTCTAAATAATAATAAAATGACATTAGAGTTAAAAAAATTTGACATGAAAACTATTAGTTTTAAACCGAATGAATCTAAAGGGCCTGTAGTAGTTTTAATAGGACGCCGTGACACTGGAAAAAGTTTTTTAGTAAGAGATTTATTATATTATCATCAAGACATACCTATTGGAACTGTAGTAGCTGGAACAGAAGAAGGCAACGGATTTTATAGTAAAATGGTTCCAAAGTTATTTATTCATAATGAATACAATACAGCAATTATAGAAAATATTTTAAAGCGACAAAAGAGTGTTTTAAAACAGATAAAAAAAGAAATTGAGACCTTTAAAAAAAGCACAATAGACCCACGAACTTTTGTCATTCTTGATGACTGCCTTTATGACGGAACATGGACTCGTGATAAGATGATGCGCCTTCTTTTTATGAACGGGAGACACTGGAAGGTTATGCTTATTATAACTATGCAATATCCATTAGGTATACCTCCTACATTGAGAACAAATGTGGATTATGTTTTTATATTGAGAGAACCTTATATCGCAAATAGAAAGCGTATATTCGATAATTATGCCGGAATGTTCCCCACATTTGAGAGCTTTTGTCAAGTAATGGATCAGTGTACAGAAAACTATGAATGTTTGGTGATTAATAATAATGCAAAATCTAACAAACTCCAAGACCAAGTATTTTGGTATAAAGCTGATTCTCATAATGATTTCAAACTAGGGTCTAAAGAATTTTGGGAATTATCAAAAGACATGGAATCTGATGATGAAAATGAAAAATATGATCCGGGAAATGTTAAAAAACGTGGACAGGGCCCAAAAATAAGCGTCAAAAAGACAAAATGGTAATACTTCTGCAGATTAAGGCGCAGAAGTATTAGTTTTTGCATGTAACTAACTACTAGTTAATTAATTTTTTAATTAATCAAAGAGAGCAGCATGTATACGAAACACCCGCATATGGATTTCCTACGCAACCAAGACCTTGAGAATAAGTGCAAACATTATCAGTAAAGTAATAGTTGTTTGTTCCTAATTGTTGCGCACAATAACTACACATCCAAGAGCAACCAGTACCTTGAGTAACTGAAAATGTTACACATTTGTTGCTTGGAATAATGCGTTTGCGTGAATCGCATTGCTGCGCACTAGAGGAAGAAAGCACAAACGAAAGAGCAAAAAGAAGCAATGACTTAACGAATGTTCTCATTATGTCTAAATTACATATTATGCCTTTAAATTAATTTTAATATGCATATTGTTTGCGTGTTTTATTTTTTAATGAGCGGCGCAAACTTTTTTTCATACGAAACCCTTTTCTTTTATATTTTTTTGCCGTAGCATTAATATTTGTAACATATATAGGTTTTATTAAATCTCCAATACGTAAATTATTCTGTTTAACAAATCCAGAGTTTATTTCTATAATAAATTTTGAAGGACGCATAACATACACTAAAGATAAATTGAGTGGACTCGTTTTTTCCGAAAAACCCACAACTTTGAAGTTTTCGTCCATAAAAATAACATCCAAACTTACATATGTATTCTTCATCCAAAACTTATGAATTTTATTTTCAGGCATACAAAATAACGCACCAGTGTCTCGCTTTAGATGCGTAACAAACATTAGCCCATTTATTATTTCATGAGGTGTTTTAAAAATTTTATTTATTTTAATAGAAATGGCATTGTTCATTTATATTAAAAAAGATAAAAACTATTATTCAAACTTGCGTTTAGTCATTCTTTGATTTTGCAAATGGACCACTTAATAATTGGCTTTGACCATTATCCGTTTTCCCAACGACGATATTTTCTCCTTCAAATAACTCACTTCTAATGTCTGCGACTGAAATAACATCATTTTCTTTTTCTTTCAAATTGCTCTCGGTTGTATTCATGTTTGCAACACTTATCAAATTTCCTGCATCGTCAATTGTTTGCGTCAAGGTGCTTCCTGTCTTCTCTGCATTTTTAACATTATCCTCAATTGCCTTCTTCTTACTTTCTTTAACCCGCTGCTCAAAAGAATTCTTGGCATTTGCTTCATTTTTATTCTTTTCGCTCATCAGCTGATTCAACTCCTCTTCCATGTATTCTACGCGCCCAGTTTTATATGCTTCAGGGTCCCAAGGCATCCAAAGACCAACTGGACCAACAAAAACATCATGACTTGGGTCAATTTCTCTCAACATTTTACATCGCAATTCTGCTTCTTCCATAGACGAATAGGTGCCTCTCACTTTCAATCCTCTCGTGCATGTTTGAAAATTATGTTTAATTCCAAACTTCTTCTCCAGTTCTTCTTCATTATTATCTAAAAATGTCTTATATTCATCTTCAAACTCAGATTTAGCAATATTTTCTTTTTCTTCTTTTACAAACTCCTGAAAGTCTTTGGTTACATCATCAAACGTTAACTTGTATTTAAATGAAATAAAATTAAGAAACTGGATAAATTTTTCCATTGACTTATTAAACTCCCAAGTCTTTAGGAATTCTTCAAAGAAAAACATTTCCTTTTGTTTCAAAATTTTTTCAGGAGAAACAAAACTTACACAAACAAATTTTTGCCCAGCAATTGGTTTATCTTCCTCTAATAAATCAACATATTTAGGATTTACATTTCCTTTATTGTCAAGTTTTTTCTCAAAACTAGAATCTTTAGAACCGCTCATTTTTATTTATAGGCATTTAATTTTAAGTTTTTTATCGCATTATATATATTTTTTTCTTAACATTATTTATAATGAGTGGCATGTTCGACCTCAATGAACTTGTTAAGAGAATAATCAAGTACCTTGTTGAAGGGTTAATGGTTGCGATTGCGGCGTATGCTATTCCTAAACGTTCGTTAAACCTTGAAGAAATTGCGCTTATTGCGTTGACCGCTGCTGCAACTTTTAGCATCCTCGATACGTACGTTCCTTCTATGGGCGTGACTGCCCGTTCGGGTGCCGGATTCGGCATCGGCGCAAACCTTGTTAGATTCCCTGGCGGGTTTTAATAAGTTTGCATAAACGAACAAAAAAACAACGAACAAAAAAACAAAAAGAAAACAAAAAGAATAATATATTAAATCTGTTAATATATTATTATTAGATGCAAAAATTAAAAAAAGTTTATAGTGGCGGACAGGATAGTTCCATTGATGACTCGGATTTACAAGAACATGAAGACCTGGGGCTAGATGAAATAAGTGAAGGAGAACTTTCATTCATTTCAAATGCAGAAGACGATGAACATGTTTTAGATTTAAGCGATAATAACGAATTAAATATGAACAATATTTCTTTAAGTGACATAACTGACGAGGAATCATTTCCTTCTAATAATAATTTTCCATCCGAACAACAAAACTCATCGTTTTTAAATTTAGGTTCTAACTTTGATTCTGGTTCTCTACATTTAAGTGATTTAAATAATAATAATTCTAAAAGCACCACTAGAGAGGAAATATCATTTGGTGGTAAAAGAAAAACTAAAAAAAGAAAAACACATAAAAAATTAATAAAAAAATTTAAAAACACAAAAAAACGCACAATGCATTTTTCAAAAAAAATGATTAAAAGAAGAACTAATAAAAAATTAAAATTTGAGACAAAAACAAAGTCTGCAACAAAACCCAAGGTAAAAACAATAAAAAAAATAGGTGGATTTATTGGCGATAACGGCTCTGATATGGAGAGATACGGCGAGACAAATCCGTATTCAGTTGATATAGATTCAGACCCTAGATTTTAAATCTTGAATAATTTTTTAGGGTTGCAACCAATAACAATTTAAATTGTAGGGATAAATTCCCAATCAAGAGCTTCACAAATCTTTTTCCAAATGGCATCCTGGTCAATCCGCTTCTCTCTATCTTTTAACATAGGAAAATGCCCCAAATATTGGTTTTCTCCAAGAAGTTCGCATAATTTATAGGCAGTATAATAATAGTTTAAAAAATTAACTCTATCATCTGGGCAAAATTTTGAATATGGAGCTTGCAACTCCATGAAAAGATTGAAAAGCGTATCTTCCAACTCTGGTGACATTACAGGAGGTTTAATACCTAATTTATCTTTAATAAATGGAATGTGTTCATAAAATTTATTATATCCCAGTTTTTTCAATATTTCTTTAGTTTTATGATTTGAAATTTGAGCCATTTCTATTCTCTCCTTTTTAATTTGTTGTTTAATGTTTTCAATTACTTCTTCTGGAATTTGAGTCGTTTCTTTGCCTTGAAACTGAGCAATAATTTCTTTAAAATGATTAATTCGTTTATACGCGTAAAAACATACTTCTTTAGGGGGTTCTTTATATGAAGGTTTCTCGTTTTCAATTAAATATGGAACGTTTCTTGAACAAAGATTACAAATTAAAACTCCTTCATCTTCTAATGGTATCAGTTCTCCTTTGTAACAATGTTGGCAAATATCCGTTGGGTTAATAAATGAATTTACATCTAAAAAAGAATCGTCTATGTTACTCAAGTATTTTTGAACAATATTACTTGTTTTGCTCTCAGTTTTGTTTCCATCTTCATTTTTAATTTTGAAAAAATTGTCAATAGCCTTATTTTTATAACTTGGAGCGGCGCCTTTAGAAATATTTTTTTTATTTTCAAAATAATCAAAAATATATTTTGCATTATCCAAAAAATAATCTTTCTTTTTAGCTTTTTTCATTTTGATAGTTTCGTCAATTTCGCTGATTCTATCAAGAATATTCATTTTATTTTCAATAGACAACTCTTTATTTTCACTCAAATCAACATTTTCAAGTTGTTTTTGTAATTCATGCTTTTCTAATTTAAGAGTCGGTATTTTATCATTCTCATCTTTAGAAAACTCATTTATGAATTCTTTGTGCTTGCCATCCAATGTTGTTGAGTTTTTCTTACTGATTTTAGTTTTTTTGATTGTTTTTGGTTTAAATGACGGCATTCTAAAATATATAATGATAATTTATTTAATTTATATTTTCAACTATTAATAAATTGCATACAAAACAATTTAACCTGAATTAAGGATTTATCGATTTAAACAGCAGATTTTTTTTAACGTTTATACAAACTAAACTAGTTCAAAAATAAGCAAAGTTTTCTTTATTTTATTTAATGGAAATT